CCGCGCGGCGAAACATGAACTCATAATCAAAACCAAATATGTTATACCCGATAATAATATCAGGATTTTCAAGTTGTATTATTTTTTTCCACGCAAGAAGAACTTCTCTTTCGGTTTTGTAGGTTTCAATTACACTGTTTTCCACAGTAGACAACTCCGAACAAGTGTTTAAAACCGCGCAATGATTTAAATAGGGTTCTTTATCACCGTACTTCATGAAGGTAGAACCAATAAATGTTACACGGTCCCCTTCCAAGGGTGGAAACCCATTTCGTTTTGAGAAGGAACGGTTGAGTTCGGTCAACTTTGTTTCGCGGGGAAGTGATTTATCCAACAATACATGTGTAATGGCGTCGTTGCACACCTTCTGCGCCTTTTTGTTTTTATTCAACTTATAACTCATTTTGGCGCCACCCGACTCATCACAACCTTCGTCGCCGCCATCTTCACCTCCGCCGACTTCACCAATACTATCGTTGCCCATGTTTTCAAACATTTCTTCAATTGTCATTTGATTATCGACGTCGTCTTCTACGTTATCGTCGTCTCTCTTTTCCAAAGAGTGGGTTCGGTTCAACCAATTATCAATCACCGCATAACATTCTTCTTGGTTTGAGAAGGGATCCTTGGGATAAACCAAGTCAACATAGTTGCGATAATCTTTCATGGTTTCGTCATAATAACCAAACGCGGTCAACACCATTGACGTCAACATTTCTTTCAGTGCGTCGAGTGAAATATCCGCGCCCTTTTTATCCAAATAGTCGACAATATTGGTCGCGAGTTTTTTATAGGACTTGATAGGGACTGGAAAATCTCCATGACTACTACTCGCCTCAATATCAAAACTACAAATTTTATAGGGAACCATTTTTTCACAATCGTTTAGCGGAATAATGTTTTTATAATATGTTCTACATTCATAATCACAATTTGTTTTCTTTTGTTTTTCATCATATTCAATGTATTTTTTGGCAGGGAGTTTTACCCAACCCGATGGACTCATGTCTTGGATATGAAACAGTCGCAATAAAGGTGGAATGTTGGACTCATACAAGTAAGTGCTTGTTCCATTAAACTTAAATCCATAAGTAAGTAGTTTACGATTGTTTGGGTCAGATTTTTGGTCATACCACAAATTTTTAGCGCGATTGAACGCCTGAATGTTATTGAATTTGAATACAATAAACTTGTGTTCTTTTCCACCGTCAAACCCGTATAACTTTTTACGTTTTATGATTTTACATTCGCAAATTGAATTTTCATGGTATTTTCCAATGAGTTTTTTTATGTGTTGAAGAAACTTGGTTTTGACTGTCAAGTTCCAACTTTCTTCCACTTTCACATAAAAGAAGGGTTTAAATTCTTCCGCAATAACCGAATATGTTTTACCCAATTCATCAATGCCAAACATTTGTATCATAAAGTGATTTGAGTTTTGGCGCGAGTCCGCACTACTATTATCGTCGTCACCTGCTTCATAGTCATTTTGACTTGTTTGTTGGTGATATACATTAAAATCATAGAGTTTGAAAATTCGTTCCATAGTTTGATGTTTCGTGGTTACTTAGACTGTATACACGAAAACGTTCTAATTCAATTTTTCTTGATATATTTTTGCAATTGTCTTGTGCGTTTTTTCTGTTTTGAATTTTTACGCACTGTTTTTCTTCGTTTCTTTCCTCTGTGTCTTTTAGTTTTTCGTGTTGCACCACCTTTTTGCGTTTTTGATAATAGTTCGCTACTTATCCAAGTTTCCAATAATTTTTCGTTTCTTCCCTCAGGGTTATCATATTCCGTTGTTACACCTGAACTATTTATAAAAACTATGTGTGGAAACCCTCTTATATTTTTTGTGTCAAGACCATTCAAGTTAGATGATTGTTCTTGATTTATTTCAGCAATTAAACCGCTTGTATGTTTATGATTTTTCGCAACTTTGCGCGCAAGTTTATCCCAATATGCTTTGGTATGGTTACAAGGACCACAACCAGATAAATATAAGAAAAGAATAATAGGATGTTTTTTATGACGATGTTCGTTGAATTTGTCAATCACTTCTTTTGTTTCACTCGCAGATTTATCTTCCTTCCTATCCGCACTTACTGTAGTAATATATTCCATTTGTATAACCAAAGAATATTTTATTTATCTTCAAGTAATATAATATATTCCATATGAAAATTCATCAACATTATATATTTATTTTTGTAATTGTAGTAGCCTTAATGGGGTTGTATTTTTACGCATTTTATGGGAGTCCCAAGTTAATGGAAGGACTAACCAATCCATCTCGTTGTCCCAATTTATTATTACAGAAGGGAACACGATTTTATCTTTATAATTCCAACTTGGCAAAGGTTCCTGGCGTAAATCCGGTTGAATTTGAAAATTTAGAAGATTACGTTGAGTTTTTAGACTGGCAAAGAAGTCAAGGAATTCGTTGCCCCGTTCTTTATTTACAACATTCATATGATAGTCAGGGCGAATCCACCTATAAAGTAAGACCGAGTGTAACAGAACCACAAGGAGGATTACCTCCTTCTTACCCCAATCCAACATTGCTTGTTGACGCCGCGCGTAATGATCCTCCTTATAATCAAGGAACTGCTCCTGGTTATGACTCAACGTCTTACTATGTAGGAACAACTACCCCATTGGATGTAATGGATCAGCAGCAAGAAAATTTACTCTTTAGTCCAAATGCGATGGACCCCAACTGGGGTGGTGAAAAATATACACAATCACTTGTAGATAATGGATTTTACGAAGGGAATGAGGTTAGTATAGCTGTATAAGTCCGAAATTTAAAACGCGTTATTTTTCAGAAGAGTGTTTAATTCCTTTTAGACTACCGAGTATTTTACACCGGCGTAAAAATCAATTAAATTTTATTTAACTTTAGTGGTAATCCGTGACCGAATAATATCATATATATCAACGCGAAAGACGCTATTAAAATACTTCTACGTTCAGCAACATCATTTTTTTGCCCTAATCCGAACATCATAAAAACATACAATATAATTCCGATTATTACTGAATGTATTAACATCATCCAGTGATTTTCCATTTTTATACTATAGTTTTAGAAATTATTTATTTCTACATGTCGGTTTGAAATATTCGGCGGTATAAAATAAAATAACGAAGTAATATATAATGGCATTTTCGATATCGGACCTTTGCACGCCCGCGATGATTTACTTTTGGTTATCGGTCATTTCTCTCGTGGTGTTGGCATTGATGAAATTTCAACCTCTTTCTATTATTTTGAAATTCCTTTTCATTATGTTATGGACTTACTTACTAAACTTTTTATGTTCTAAAGGGTACTCGGTAGTTTCATGGGTATTGGTTCTATTACCGATTATTACGTTTGTTTCTATCATTCTCCTTAGTTTAGACGCAACGGCAATTCTTGTGAAACAGCAACAACAACAGATGCAACAAACACAACAACAACAAAGACCTCAATATTAAAAAGGTATAACGTAGCAGGGAACCCAGGAATGCGTAGCAACCCCTGCGACCCCTCCTATTAACCGGCGAGTATTTATATAATTTTTAAGTTTCACTCGAAAAATTGTAATAATATTTTAAACTTTATTTTAAACTTTATTTTAAACTTTATTTTAAAAATTCTTACGATTCTCTAAAAATCACATTTTTGGGATACTGGTGGACATTGCTGGTATAACGTATTTTTACAATAATAACATTTATTTCAACATAAATGTCATTATTTTGCACTTTTATTATTCAGAACGCGTATATTTAAAACTTACTAAAATAAATTAAAGATATGAAATGGATATAATAAAATGAATCGGATAATTGATTTGACACTTAATAAAAGATTTAATAATATAAAAATTTTTATAAGAAATAAAAATTTACCGATTTGTTTAAATTGTTTACATTTTATAGAAAATACAAATAATTATCCATATGACTCAAGTCCAAGTTATGAAGACTATGGTAGATGTAAAAAATTTGGAAAAGTAAATTTGATTACCGGCGTAATTGAATACGATTCAGCTATAAATTGTAGATTAAATGACCGTCAATGCGGTAATTCTGGTTTAGAATACATTGATAAAATAAAACCTTAAATTTGAAAAATAATCAGGATTTTACGTGAGAAAAGTTCAATTTCTAGTTTTCCTAGTTTTTCTCCCATATTTACAATGCTGTTTTTGAGAAAACCCACGAGGTCTCTTACAGTTAATACTTTGTTTGTATTTCAACGACCATTTATGAGCTTTCTTTGTGTTCTTTAAACCCATTTACAATTAATATATTATGTTTGGAAAATTTGTTTACATTACATTCTCCCCATTCTATTCATCAAATTTTCTCTAGCAACAACCGGCATAGGTGTCATTCCACTCACCATGTTCCATACCATTTTGTGTGTAAAATGCCAAACAATTCCAAAAACAATCGCATGAACGAACGCTTTTGTCACCTTTCCACTGCTTGGTGGAATACTAACCAATACGCCGGGACTCAGTAAAAAGAAGAGAATCACAACGTAAAGGGTCATTAAAAGGTGCATGTTTATAATTTACGCAAAGAATATAATTATTAGGGGGAACCTAGGTTCCCCTTGCCCCCTCCCCACCCTTCGGGGAATTCTAAATCCTTACCTTTCCCATGATAAGATTTCTTGATGAAAACTGTTATAATCTTACTGGGATTCCGGTGGACAATGCTGATAATTATTGTGTAAGCGAAAAAATATCGAGGGTTAGTGCGCACTATCAACAAATTTCATCACATTGTTTAACGCACCCTTAACATTATTGAGTGAATTCAAGTTATTGATAACACTCATATTTGCGTCGGATGGTGTTCCGGACGTATCCATTTGAACTAAACATTGTAACATCAACAAATTGACATAATCATCCATGTTAATAATAACATTTTCGTAATCTTGTCTATACTTGCTAATAAGTAAGACATCGTTCAACTTGATGACTTCGTTTTTGATGGAAGTTGCGTACTCGGCCGTCCCACCCGCGGTATTTTTAGAGGAAGAACCTGATCCAGTTACGGCGTTTTCTAAACCTTCCATAATTCTTCCATGAACCTTCAATGACTTATACGCTAAATAAAGCAAAAAGATAATCAACGAAACGATAAAAATTGTATGTAATGTCATTATATACAATTCTTCAATATTAAAAACACATTGACGCAACTAACTATGTTGCTAAATATTGAACGACATTTTGTAATGCGGTTTTACTTACTTTACGAACTTGTTGTTTGGCATTTGTATATGAAATATCCTTTAAACATTGGGGGTCTTCTTTAATGGACGAAATCAGGTTCGCAATCGTACCGAATTTTTGCATAATCGCAATGGCGGTAACTGAACTCACCCCAGGAATTTGACATAACATTATCTCTCCAATGTTGTTGGGAGTTATATTTTCCTTTTTCACCTTTTTAATAACATTACAATAATTGGATTCGTCTTTCTCGTCTACATTTGACCCAACCACATTTTCTTGAGAATCATCAGTAACATTCTGTCCTGTCTCTTGTTCTGCGAGAGAAAAAGGAATTGAATTTTTGTAAAACGGTTCTCTCACGTCATCTTTGCCGAGTTTATACGCCATGTTACATAATATCATAGCTGTTTCTTCTAGACTCATACTTCTCAAAACCGAAAATCCCTTGTAGTAGTTGAGAGAAAACATCGCACTATAAAGTGTTGACTTATCCATCCGGTATTTAAACGTGCTAATTTGATTCATATCACCTTCAATCAAGTAAATAATATTATGATTGTGATGAGGACTGCCATTCAACCGATATGATTGTTCCTCGTAACGTCCATCTTTAATACTAGACGCCAAATCATTCAACGACTTTCTCTCAACCATGACTAGATCAGTTTCATTTTTAGTTATAATAATATCTCCTAAAGGCAACGATTCTGTTGTAACAATAATATTTTTAAATATAGGGTTCATGGTAATCAACTGCCGACATTGTTTAATTAACCCTACTTCTCGGATATCAATCTTCAGCATTCTATTGAATAATATAGAACATTATACTTCTATATTATTTTTTTGATAACTTTTTCTCTCCATTTATGAATAAATATAACGCATAGCCAGCAAAACAACCACCCAAAAATTAACCAAGGTTGAATCCATGGACGGCGCGATATCCGATTTGTTGTGTGGGTGTTCTAGTTGTAAGAAATGTCATTTGAAGACGCGATGGAGTTCTTTGAGGAGTTCTCCAAAATACGGCTTGGTTGCGAATATTTGGGTAACTGCCAATGGTTACGATGCCGGCTTTTTTGTTTCCACCTAAATAGTTATTTCTATTAATGGAACCAGTGCTTACAAGCTTCGCTCTTGGAGAATAAACCATTGACATCGTAGTTATATATAACAATAATATTTTTTTATTTTATTCCGTGAAGACGAAATTGAACACTGTTCAATTTACTCTCACTAAAGATATTTTGTGAAACACTACTTTGGGGTGCGCGATACATTGACGACGCATTTGTAATACGCGGAAAACTTCCGCGTTGTATTGTTCCATGTTTTTTGGGTCCTCCTAAACTGTTCCCACGATTAGCAATTGTTGCGGAATAACGCGAACCTCCACTTCCAACGATAAGTGCCATGTTTATACATATAAGCAAATACAAAAATTAGCAAAATTTTTATTAGTGGGAATTAAGGACTAGCGTACCTCAACAAAACAATAACAATAACAAAAACAATATAGACACATATTTATATTATGATTCATAACCATGAATGAAAAAATGCTACTACACGATGACGATATTATTAAAGGAGAAGAAGGTCTAGTATTTAACCCATATAATCCTCTTAATGTGGAGATTACATTGAGCGACGTTCAATCTATTCTCACAAGATATGGCGTTCCAGGTGTTGTAACGAATATGAAACTGTATAAAAGAGCGTTCGTTCATCGTTCTTACACTAAACGACCTCAAATCGAGAATGAAACATTGAATATTACGATATTAGAAAAACCAGCAGACTGTTTGCCATTAAGTACGAAGTCAAACGAACGCCTAGAGTTCTTGGGAGATGGTATTTTGGAACTAGTTACAAAATATTATTTGTATCGACGATTCCCTAAAGAAAATGAAGGGTTTATGACAGAGAAAAAAATTGCGATTGTGAAAAACGAAGCCATTGGAAAAATTGCCATGGAAATGAGACTGAATAAATTTTTGATTCTTTCAAAACACGCAGAGGAAAAGAAGATAAGAACGAACTTAAAGAAGTTGGGTTGTCTCTTTGAGTCCTTTTTAGGAGCACTTTTTTTGGATTTCAATAAAATTCAAGTAGAAGATGATGAAGGTTGGTTTTCCAATATATTTGTAACTGGTCCAGGATTTCAAGTTGCACAGAAGTTTGTGGAAAATATTTTTGAAAAACATATTGACTGGATTTCTTTAATACAGAACGACGATAATTATAAGAACATACTTCAGGTGAAAATACAAAAGGAATTCAAAGTGACACCCCATTATTTAGAAATAGAACATGATGTAGAGTTTGGATATAAAATGGGGGTTTACTTATGTATTGGACAATCCGTTCATAACGTGAAACATGACGACGCGGTTCATATTGATGAATTAAAGACTTTTAGAAACGTACATGAACATATAGCTAGTCAAGGTAAAGTGTTCTTGTTCTTGGGAGAAGGACAACACAAAATCAAACGTAAAGCAGAACAAATTGCTTGTAGTGAGGCGTTACAAAAGATTACAATGTACGCAAACGAAATTGTATAATAAAATATATATGTTATGTAGATAGTATATATATTTCAAGAATGAGTGTTTTAGAAATGGTAAAAGAGAAAAACAAATTACTAATAAAACCAATGGTTGAAAGTTGTCATAAATTTAACATAGTTATTATTCAAAAAACGAAAAAGAGTGAAGGTTTCCCAAAACCATCATTTGTTGTAGAAACCAAACCATTTGATATTGAAACATTGATGAAACGACTAAAATATCAAAAAGTTGTAAAAGAAAAACATCAAGTAGAACCTGAACAAGAAGAAGAACGAGAACAGGAACAAATTTTCATAAAAAAGGTGAAAAAACTGGGAAAAAAACAAACCCTCACTACAGAAGGCGAAAAACCTTCTCGTAAAAAACGCGAACCTAAAGAAAAGGTAAAATCAACCATACCTGCTAATTTAATGTCTCTCATTGGCGACACGCAACTTGTAACACGACTCCCCGAAAAACAACAAGTGGCACAATACAAGTTGAGCGCTTATTACATGAACAATCGAGAGAAATTTGTAAATTCCATTAACTCTTTATTTCGCCCATATCGTGAAGAAATTTTGGAAGAAGACGAACAAATAAGTTGCGATGATATTGGAAAAAATGCGAAATCGTTCACATTACTTACTAATCAACGATTGGTTCGTGACTATTT